CTTTAGGTTTACGTCCTAAGTCACCTTTCATATCACCTTTTTGGAACTGGTCAATATCTGTGGGAGTTAGCATCATACCCAAACTGTCAATTACAAACAGTACCTTGGGTCGATCTTCTTCTTCTTTATCAGCGAATTGTGCTTTGTAGTCTTTCATAAATTCACTAATAATTTTTGCAACTTCATCAATCATTGCTACGTTTAGTTTGAGAAGTTTGTCTTCACTAGTGTCAACATCAAGTGCTTTGAGCCAACCTTCGTCTAGTGCGTTCTCACTATCAATAAGCACACAAAAGATGCCTTGCTTTTGTGCTTCTCTGATTAGGTTTCCTGAACAAATAAAACTTTTACCTGCTCCAGATTCACCTGCAAACACTGTAACTTTACCTAACGGGACGCCTTTATGAAAGTCTCCACTAATAAGTTTGTTTAGTGTATAGTTACCTGTTGAGATCCATGTGTCGGGATCTCTAAATCCGCTACTAAGCCCAGGTACGCTTTTTGTAATACTTTTGCGGAATTTACTTACGTCAAATGGTTTTGCCATAATTATCTCCAAGAAAGCAGAGTAGGCGACTATTGCCGCCTACATTAAGTTTTATTATCCGTTGTTACGGTTACGAATTGCTGCTAAAATATCCTGCGCACTTGGCTTTTCGCCATTTGCTGGTGCAGTTGCCGCTACAGTTTCAGCTACTTGCTCTTGCTGTGCAGGAGGAGTAACTGGTGCAGGTGCTGGCTCAGGTGCCGCTTCTGCTACAGGAGCAGGAGTTGGCGTAGCCTGAGGCTGTGGTGCAGGACTGGCTGCTGGTGCACTGCCTGTGTTTGGCGCACTATTGCTAGTGTCAATTTGTACACCACTTGGACGATAAAAGTTGCCCCAAAGTTCTGGATCATACATTTGTCCATCTACACTTGCTTCAAACATTTGACCAATCACTGATAGTTCAGCTTCACTTGGCTGTTTAGGAAGATAATCGTTTAGATTAAACAACCCATATTGTTCAATAGCTGCACGTTCGTTTGCATCCAAACTACGCTCTCTACGAGACCAACTTGAAGTTGAATAATCAGCATACTGACCTTTGGTTGTCTTTGTAAGACGGAAATCAGTGCCTTGCTCAATATCAGTTGGTAGTTCAGTAAAGTCACTATCCATTAGCGCACCTTTGATAATATTAAAGATACTTGGATTAATAATAAACCGACGAATTGGATTCTCCGGAGTACTATCTTCTTGTAGACTGCTTTCAGCTACAAATCCTTGAAACACATAACTGCGTTTTTTCCAATATTTGCGTCCCATATCCTCAAGTGCAGGATCTTTGAACCAATTGCGTACTTCTGCTAGTACAGGACAGCTACCTACCGGTCCCCACATTTCATTACAAGGAACATTTACAGTAACCTTACGGCTATCTGGTTGTCCTTTAACTCCTGCAAATTCCAAACGAATCATTTGACGTTCACGCCAAAAGTAAGTATTGCTCGCATCACCGTCTGGTAAGAAGCGAAGTACACTTGTTGAATTTTCAGGGATATTCCAAAATGGGAAGATAGCGTTATCACCACCTGTTGCACTAGATGATCCGCCGCCGCGGTTTTCTTGCTCTTGCAATTTTGCACGAATTTCTGCCAATGTTGCCATAGTTATTCTCCTATATTTTGCCTATGTTTTTGCCTAAGTTTGCCTTTGTGACAACTTATATTGTCACAGTATATAACGTGTTATTTAGCGTGTCAACTAAAAAGTTCATCAAATTCGTATTTGTTAAATTTGTTTTCGAATGTTGCTTCGTAGTCCACACTAGACTTCACGCTTTCACTTGCTTTTGCTGATAGTTTAGGCATTAATGTTTTGATAGCATTCACTGCTTGTTTAAGCATAGCACCATCTTTAACATTGTCAACCACATCATTGAATCTAGCAAGTAAAACTGATAGTTGATCCTGATCTTTGCCGCCGTCGATTGCGCCGCTAAGATACTCCATTACAGCACCGATTTGTGCTTGCATAGGAGCACCTGTAAGTCTTTTACTTACAAGTGGGTTTTCAGGATCATTTTTAATGTCAACGCCTTTACGTAGTCTAACAGTGTCCATTGATTCAATAGCACTAACAAGACTGTCAAGTGTTTCTTTAGCAAAGTCGTCAGCTTCTTTAAGAGCTTTCATTTCCTTTACTATTGCGTTAACATATGGTAATGCATCATTTAAACTTTCGTCAAATGTACGCACTGTAAACTGATTGCGAAGTTTTGTACGATCTGTTTCATTGATCTTTACTTCACGTGCTTCAAACTTTTCTTTGGTTTCGTTGTAGCACTTGCAACCTTTTAATTTGTTGATTGTTTCTCTGATACTAACAATACGTTGAGAGACTGCTTCTACGATTTCTGCTGTATCTTCATTTACTAAACCATTGCGCTTACTGTAGTTTGCAAACTCTTTGAGCTTTTTTAGTTCTACAGTTTGTTCTTGAATGTATAGTCCAAAATCATCATGTGGTGATCCGCCTTCTTTAACATGGCGTAGCATTGCACGACCTCCTGCTAAATTATTAGTTGGCATCTTGTAGCGTTCACCATCTTCATTTTCAATGTAGATAGCACTAATATTTCTGCTACGGCTTCCACGTGATTCTTCGTTCACTGCTTTTGTGTGTTTAATAATTAATCTAGCACTTTCTAGTTTTTGATAGCTGCTCTTGCTAGTACCGTATGCTGGACTAATACCTTCTGTTACATTCATGTCTCTCACCTTTTGCGCTTGGTAATCTTGATCTTTTGGTTTTATTTCTTTTGTAAAACTTTTAAGTGTATATTCAATGATACTACGATTGGCTAAATTTTTAAGCTGAAGTAAAGTATCTTTAAATTCGTTTAAATCAGCATTTTGATTGATACTTACACGAATTTCACGTTTGTTATCTGTTTCGTCTAAGTTAACCATACTACCTACTTTAGGTAAGTAAAATCTTCTAGCCTGCTCTGGATCAACAGTGTTTTCACCTTCGTCAGTATATAACTCAACGATAGCACCGCTACCTTTGAGAATTTTAAAAATATTATTTGCAACTGTATTACTGTCGATCATAATGTATTCCTTTAATGTATTTATGTTAGAAACACAAAAGGCATAGGCTCTATTAAGTCTTCGTCGCCAAAACTATCTTTAAGCTCGTCATATGCACCTTCATCATATTGTGCTACTTGTTGTGTAATTCTAACTACAAGAATTGCTGCCATTACTAAATCGTCTGTTTCACCGTCTTTGGCAGCAAAACTTTGACCTCTAGCAATAAACGTTTTAATCTCTCTGAGTAATGCACTACTAGCAATTTCCATTCTGTCTGTTTCAACCCATGTTTTGAGTTTGCTACATGCTGCCAGTTTGCTTTTGTTCGTAGTAGTAAATCCTTTTCTAAAGCCTCTATTAGCACTTCGAGGTTGACTTACTAGTGTACCAGGAATGTTATCTTCGCCTACTTCTGCTATTACTACAAGAGCTGCTTCTCCTAGCGTATTATTTTCTACACTCCAGTATATTTCTGAATCAGGGGCTTCTTCTTGAATTTCTAGAAGCATCCCTCTTAGTATTCTAATTTGATCTGTAATAGGTGTTTTATTATGCATCCACTCTGCCACTTGTCTCATGCCAGGAAGTTCATATATTTGTATTGCAGCATTGTCTCCGCCTGTACCTAAACTTGGATCAAGCCCTGCAATATATGTTTTGCCTTTTTGTATGTTTTTATACCATCGTACTTGTCCAGTTTTACGATACACTTCTTTGTGTTCCATAATGGCAAGTTTAAGACTACTAATCAATGTTTCGTCATAAGCAATAAATTCATTCAAATGTTCACGTCTAAAACGTTCTTCGCCAATTTTACCTTGTTCTTCGTCTGCCCAGTGTTGATCTCTGTCTGGGTGTGCTTTCCAATCTGCACTGTATGCTTTGAAACCGTTTTTTCCTGTTTCTTTTTCATTTCCAAATTCGTCTA